CTTTCGTGCCGGCTAATATTGCCGAAATGTTTTTTAGTTCAGTTTATCCTACTATCTCATCTGGTAAAAGTACAAAGATGATTATTGTATCAACACCACACGGTATGAATATGTACTATAAGTTATGGGTTGATGCAATTAATAAACAAAATGATTATGTGCCAATCGAAGTACATTGGTCAGAAGTTCCAGGTAGAGATGAAAAGTGGAAAGAAACCACGATACGAAACACCTCACCTGAGCAGTTTCAACAAGAATTCGAATGTGAGTTTTTAGGTTCGGTTGACACTCTTATATCGCCGGCAAAAATTAAAGCGACCCCTTATATACCGGCGATAGAGAGTAAAAACGGACTACAGATGTTCAAACGGCCAGAAAAAGACAGACTATATGCTTGTACAGTTGATGTGGCTCGTGGAACAGGTAAAGACTATTCAGCATTTGTAATATTTGATGTTACAAAAATACCATACGAAGTTGTTTGTACATATAAGAATAATGAAATTAAACCTCATGTATTTCCAAGTATCGTAGAACAAGTATGTAAAGGGTATAATCATGCTCATGTATTAGTTGAAGTCAATGATATTGGCCAACAAATATCTGAAATCATGCACATGGAATTAGAATACGATAATATGATGATGACGACACAAAGAGGCCGTGCAGGTCAAATATTAGGTGCAATGTTTAGTGGTCGAGGTACATCTATTGGTGTCCGTATGACAAAACAAGTAAAAGCCTTAGGTTGTCAAAGTGTAAAAACACTTATCGAATCAGATAAAATGATATTAAACGACTTTCAACTCATAGAGGAGATGTCAACTTTTAGTAGGCGTGGTAACTCCTGGATGGCGGAGGACGGGTGTAATGATGATTTAATGATGTGTTTAGTCATATTTGGCTGGTTGTCAAACCAACAATACTTTAAAGAATTGTCTAACTCAAATATTCGAAATCAATTATATGAAGAACAACAAGCATTAATTGAACAAGATATGGCGCCATTTGGTTTTATAGATGATGGTACACCAGACCACGAAAAATCCGAAGTAGATGAATATGGTACAGTTTGGCATCCTGTTGATATTCGTAAGGGTTATTAAATGTGTAGTTTGCGTATATTATAAATATCTACAAGTGAATAAGTTTGAATATGGGCGTATGAATAATACGAATATTGAAATACAAATTATGATATTAGGAAATAATTAGCTAATTAAAGGAGAAAACCTATGGCATTTCAAGTATCACCAGGTGTTCTCGTCCAGGAAAGAGATTTAACTAGAATCATTCCTGCGGTGTCAACTTCAATCGGTGCTGTCGCTATTGTGGCGAATAACGGTCCATTGGATGAAATCGTAGCAATATCTAGCGAACAAGAATTAGTAGATACCTTTGGCAAACCTGACTCAAGCAACTTTGAGTATTGGTTCAGCGCTGCCAACTTCTTACAATATTCTAACGCTCTTAGAGTGGTGCGAGCTACCCAAACATCTGCTGTAAATGCAACTACATCATCAACTGGTGTATTGATTAAGAACAGCGATGATTACGAAAATAACTATGCTTCAGGTGGTTCGGCTGGCTCAGCAATTTTTGCAGCTAGAAGCGCTGGTACATATGGAAATAATTTACTTGTTTCTACTTGTCCATCAGCAACCGCTTATGAGCAAACACTATCAAGCTCTAACCAATTAGATGACACAGTATCAGTTGGAGATACAACTGTAACTGTAGATGATGGAACAGCATTCAATGTCGGTGACATTATTGAATTTTCATCAACAGCATCTGGTTCAGACTTTGATACAGGAGAGAAGTACAGAATCACAGCAATCTCTACAAACGATTTAAGTATCGTTCAACATCCAAGAGGTTCTGGTGGTTTAAAAACTGCTTATCCTGATGACGCAAGTATCAAAAGAAGATGGAGATATTATGACTCTGTTGATGGTGCGCCAGGCACTTCAAGCTATGTTTCGACAAGAAACGGTGCTAATGATGAAATCCACATTGTAGTCGTTGACGAAGATGGTGGAATTTCAGGTGTTCCTGGAACTGTACTAGAAACTTTTTCAAAAGTATCTAAAGCTTCAGACGCAAAAACTCCGCAAGGAGATGATAACTATTATCCAAATGTAATTGCGACTAAATCAAAATACATTTGGTGGACTGACCACAACGCAAGTTCTTCAAATTGGGGTACAGCAGCTTCAGGTACAACTTACACAGCTGTAGATACACCAACGAATGACTCAATGTCTGGTGGTTCAAATGGTTCAACTGTAACTACAGGTCAATTAAAATCTGCTTACGAGAAGTTTGAAGATGGCGAAACTGTAGATGTAGGTTTAATCATTGCTGGTCCTTCTGGTAGTACAACTCATGTTGACAACTTAATTACAATTGCAGAAGAAAGAAAAGACGCAGTTGTATTTGCTTCTCCACAAAGAGCAGATGTTGTTAATGTAACTAACTCAAACACACAAACAACAAATGTTATGGATTTCTTTGATAACATTCGTTCATCAAGTTATGTTGTATTTGATTCTGGTTACAAGTATATGTACGACAGATACAATGATGTTTACAGATATGTACCGTTAAACGGTGATATGGCAGGTCTAGCGGCTAGAACTGACCTTATTGCAGATGCTTGGTATTCACCAGCAGGCTTCAATAGAGGTACAATTAGAGGCGCAGTTAAACTTGCTTACAATCCTACAAAAGCACAAAGAGACCAATTATATCCTAAGAGAGTAAATCCTGTTTCTACCTTCCCAGGTCAAGGAACTGTTTTATTCGGAGATAAAACTGGTTTATCTTCACCAAGTGCATTTGATAGAATCAATGTAAGAAGACTGTTTATCACTTTAGAGAAGGCAATTTCAACTGCTTCTAAATTCCAATTGTTTGAATTCAATGATGAATTTACAAGAGCGAACTTTAGAAACATTGTAGAGCCTTTCCTAAGAGAGGTACAAGGTCGTAGAGGTATCACAGACTTTTTAGTAGTGTGTGATGAAACTAACAACACAGGCGAAGTAATTGATAGAAATGAATTTGTTGCTGAGATTTTCATTAAACCAGCAAGAAGTATCAACTTTATTACATTACAATTCGTTGCAACTAGAACTGGCGTTTCGTTTGACGAAGTAGCAGGTTAAGAAGGAGATAAAAAATGGCAAACATTAACGACTTCAAAGCTAAACTTGCAGGTGGCGGCGCTAGAGCTAACCAGTTTAAGGTAACTATGCCTTTTCCTGGATATGCAGCTGTTGGCGGTGAAATCGAAGACTTAGCTTTTTTATGTAGAGCGACTACAATTCCTGCAATGGTAATAGGTAACATTAATGTTCCTTTCCGTGGCAGACAAATTAAAATCGCTGGAGATAGAACATTTGAAGATTGGTCTGTAACTGTATTAAATGACACAGATTTCAAACTAAGAAATGCGTTTGAAAGATGGCAGAACGGTATCAACAACATGACTGACAATGAGGGTTTAACTAATCCCGTTGACTATCAAGTTGATGCTTTTGTCGACCATTTAGACAGAAATGGAAATACAATTAAATCTTACACTTTAAGAGGATTGTATCCAATTCAAATTGCTGCTATTGATTTGAACTTTGATGAAGCAAGTGCTATCGAAGAATTCGGTGTGACATTTGCGTATCAATACTTTGAAAGTAATACAACCACTTAATTTTTAAGTGGATAAGTATTACCATAATATAATTAAGAGGTAATATAATGGCTGAATTATTTGGATTTTCTATCACTAGGCTGAAAAAGCAGTCGGATCCAAAGCAAAGCTTTACTACAGCTCCAGCGGATGACGGTACACAAACTGTCGCCGCTGGTGGCTATTTTGGACAATACCTGGACATGGAAGGTACTGCCAAAACTGAAGCTGACTTAATCCGAAGATATAGAGAAATTTCATTACACCCCGAGTGCGACATGGCAATCGAAGATATTGTCAATGAAGCTATTGTGGCTAATGAACTTACTGCCGCTGTAAAGGTAAATGTAGAAAATCTACCTTACGGTCCAGATGTTAGAAAAAAGATTGAAGACGAATTTAACGAAGTGTTAAGACTCATGCAGTTTAACACAAAAGGCCACGACATTTTTAGAAGATGGTATGTTGATGGTCGTATTTTCTATCAAAAGATTATTGATAGAGATAGTCCTAAAAAAGGAATCACAGAATTAAAATATATCGACCCTCGTAAAATAAAAAAGATTAGAGAGGTTAGAAAGAAAAGACCAGACGGTCCTACACCACACGGTCTATCAGTTGTAGATGAATTTGTTGAATACTATATGTTCAATGAAAAAGGTGTTATGAATACAACATCTGGTGGTATTAAGATTGCACCGGATACAATTGCATTTTGTCCTTCAGGTTTAATTGACCAAACTAAAAATATGGTCTTGTCTTATTTACATAAGGCAATTAAGCCAGTCAATCAATTAAGAATGATTGAAGACGCAACTGTTATTTACAGAATTGCAAGGGCACCTGAAAGAAGAATTTTCAAAATTGATGTAGGTAATTTACCTAAAGTTAAAGCAGAACAATATTTAAGAGATGTTATGGCAAGATACCGTAACAAACTTACATATGATGCTAACACAGGTGAAATTAGAGATGACAGAAACTATATGTCAATGTTGGAAGATTTCTGGTTACCAAGTAGAGAAGGTGGTCGAGGAACAGACATTACTACTTTGCCTGGCGGTCAAAACTTAGGTGAGATTGCAGACATTGAATATTTTAGAAGTAAACTATATCGTTCTTTAAATGTACCAGCAAGTCGTTTAGAGGCAAACAACGGTTTCAATTTAGGTAGAGCTTCTGAGATTACAAGAGATGAACTTAAATTTACTAAGTTTGTACAAAGATTAAGAAAGAAATTTACTGAATTATTTAATGATTTATTAAGAACACAATTAGTATTAAAAGGTGTTATTAATGAAGAAGATTGGATTTCAATAAGAGATAGTATTAACTATGATTTCATCCAAGACGGCCATTTCGCTGAATTAAAGAATACTGAAATGATGCGAGAAAGATTACAATTGGCTAACGAGATGAGAGATTATATCGGTAAATTCTATTCTGTAGAGTATGTTAGAAAGAATGTTCTTAAACAAAACGCTAGAGAAAGAGAAGATATTGATAAACAAATTAAGAAAGAAATTGAAGACGGGATTATTTCTTCACAAGAAACAGACCCTAATTCAACATTATAAGGAGTAATGAGATGAGTGAAAACACAAAAGCATTTATTGACGCTTTACAAACAGGTGACAACATGGCAGCCGGTGACGCATTTAAAGATGCGTTAAGAGATAAAGTTGGTGCAGCTTTAGATACAAGAAGACAAGAATTAGCTTCTTCTTTATTTAATAAAACAACTAATGAGGCTATGCCACATAGTGACCCTAAACCTGAGATTGCTGACCCAGCGACATTTGACCAACAAGGTAATGTTGTTGCAATGGGTAAAGTAAATGACGGTCAAGCAGAAATTGATTTAACGCAAGATGCAAAAGAAACTGAGTAATTTATTAAACAAAGATTTAATCGACTCAAAGTCGTTTGCGTCTTTATCGCCTTTGATGAAAGAAGCGATAACAGATGTGTTCAATTTAATTGAAAAAGAAACAGGTGATATTATAGAAAAATTTGAATCAGCAGTTGATAAAATTGCTGAACATCATAATATTAATACACAATTGTTTTATGATTATTTTGACAAAGAATTAGACGAACAATTAGGAGAATAAAAATGGCATGGGTTACAGTACCAGGTTCAGATAACATTTGGGAATATGATAACGCCGCTACAATTAGCGACACATATCCTGATTCGGCTGATGGTGCAAACTCAGTTATTTCTGGTGGTATAAGAACTTATACACATCCTAGTGATAGTCGTACGGTTCAAGTTTATATTAAAACAAGAAAAGCTGGTGAAACAAAAGAGCGTGGTGAGTTATCAAAAACTTTCTATGATAGTACCTCAGGTCATATTGGATTTTAATTGTGGCTATTATAACATCTAAATTAGTCGATAACGACTTTAAGATAATTGTAAACTCAAACGGTATTGGTGGTGAGTTTCAACAAAAGTTAGTTGATGTAATAGGTTCTAATAATGCTTCAAGTGAACCAAAAGTTTCAATTGCAAATATGCAATACGAAATTGAAGGTACTGGACAGATAACAGTATTTTTTAAAAATGATGCAACTAAAAAAGTTGTCATATCTGGTAGAGGCAATTGGGGACTAAAACCAGACGAAGTTAAGATACAAGACCCCATTGGAGATATATTACTAAACAGTAGTGACGCAGTTACAAAATATAATATTGTAATTGAATGTCATAAAGAGGCAGGATACAAATAATGGCAGACACAGTAACAACACAAACTATAGCTGATACCTCTGGTGTTAAGTTTGTTACGAAATTAACAAACATCTCAGATGGTACTGGCGAAACTCAGGTAAAAAAAGTAGATGCTTCAGAATTAACTTTTATGTCGGAAGATGGCAATAGAAAGATTAGTAAGATTTGGTATTCTATCAATACTGCTAATAACAAGTCTGCCGTAGAGTTGATTTGGGACGGGGCTACAAATGCCACAGCAGCTTTTCTATCAGGAAACGGCTATTGGGATTTGAGACCAGCTGGAGATGAGATACCAAATAATGCAACTACACCTACTGGAGATGTACTTTTATCTACAAAAAATTTCGCAAATGGCGATAACTATACGATTATTATAGAGTTTAGGTAAAAAGTTTTATAAATATTATACAAAAGAGAGATTAAACACATGAAACTAATTTCCGAAGAAGTATCAAATGCCGAGTATTTGGTTGAAGAAACTAACGGCAAGAAAAATTATAAAATAAAAGGTATCTTTTTACAGGCCGAAATGAAGAACAGAAACGGCCGAGTATACCCTATGGAAGTCCTTGAGAAAGAAGTATTAAGATATAACAAAGAATTCATCAATAAAAAGCGAGCATTCGGAGAATTAGGTCATCCTGACGGTCCTACAGTTAACTTAGAGCGAGTATCACACATGATTACTAAGTTACATCCAGATGGCAAAAACTTTATCGGTGAAGCAAAGATTATGGACACACCATACGGTAAGATTGTAAAAGGTCTTATTGATGAAGGCGCTCAATTGGGCGTATCTAGTCGTGGTATGGGGTCCCTAATACAGCGTAACGGTGCTAATTATGTCAAAGACGACTTTTATTTAGCTACTGCCGCTGATATTGTCGCAGACCCAAGCGCTCCTGACGCCTTTGTACAAGGTATCATGGAGAATAAAGAGTGGGTATGGGATAATGGTGTTCTTGTTGAAAAGGATATTGAAGCCTGGAAACAAGAAGTTCGAAGTGCGAAACAAAGAGCTTTAGAAGAAGCAAAACTAAAAGTCTTTGAATCGTTCATTAGAAAACTGTAGTTTTATAAATATATTCTAAGAAAAGAAAATTTTATAAAATTTTATAAAAACTTAAAGGAGATTTCTCAATGGCCGAAACAGAAGCAAAAATTGAGGCGTTAAAAGAGCAGACTGTAGAAGAAGCTAATGCTGTTAATCCGCAGGCTGACGCTCCGAAAAAGAATGCTGTAGCGGCTGAACCTTCACACCTTTCAAATGAGGCAGAAGATTTAGGTGCAGCTGTAGTTAAACCTACAGACAGCAATCCTGACGCCACAAAGAAAGTAAAAGAAGTTTCTGGCGACCCTCAACAGAAAGCTGAAGTTGCTCCCGAAGCATCTCATCTGAAGAAAGAGGAAGCTGAAGCTGAAGAAGGTTCTGAAGAAGAAATCAAGGAAACTGCTGAAGAAGAAACAACAGAAGTTGCTGAAGAAGTTATCGAAGAAGAAGATAACATTGATGTAACTGCTGATGTAGATGCTTTAGTGGCAAACGAAGATTTATCTGAAGAATTTAAATCGAAAGCTGCAACAATTTTTGAAGCTGCTCTGAAATCAAAAGTTTCAGAAATGAAGAAAAAAATGTATGCGTCTTACGATAAAAAAATGAAAGAAGATTTAGAGAATGAAAAAGCGGCTCTCGTTGAAAAAGTCGATTCTTATCTCAACTATGTTGTAGAAGAATGGATGAAAGAAAACGAAATCGCTTTGGAAAGAGGAATCAAAGGCGAAATCGCTGAAGATTTTATCTCTGGTCTTAAAAAACTATTCGAAGACCATTATATTGATGTCCCAGACGAAAAATATAATGTCTTAGAAGACCAAGCTTCGAAGATTGATGATTTAGAGAAAAAGCTAAATGAGTCAATCGAAAAGAATGTTGAACTAACTAAGGTAAATGGCGAAATGAAGAAAGCTGAAATCGTAAAAGAAGCAGCTTCTGATTTAAGCGATGTTGCTAAGGAGAAATTCAACAAACTTGCAGAAGAAGTTGATTATACAAGCGAAACAGATTTCCGAGCAAAAGTAGATACTATCAAAGAATCATACTTTGGTGCGAAGAAAGATGTGTCATCTGACATTGATGATGTAGCGGTAGGCGAAACCACAAATGTGGACTTGTCGGAAAGCATGGCTGCTTATACCGCCGCTATTACTAAAACTAAAGACATTAAGTTGTCGAAATAATAGAGGAGAGAGAAAAGATATGTACTTATCTGAAACTTTTGAAAAAAAATGGCAGCCAGTCTTAGAGCACGCAGATTTACCAAAAATCAACGACTCATATAGACGAGCTGTAACTGCTACAATCTTGGAAAACCAAGAGCGTGCAATGAAAGAAGATGCTGCTTTCTTAAGCGAAGCTGCACCTACAAACTCAACTGGTGCTTCTATTTCTAATTGGGATCCAATTTTAATCTCATTAGTAAGAAGAGCAATGCCAAATCTTATCGCATACGATATTGCTGGTGTTCAGCCTATGTCTGGACCAACTGGTCTTATCTTTGCAATGAGAAGTAGATATCAGTCACAAACTGGTACTGAAGCTTTATTTGACGAAGCTGATTCAGATTTCTCAGGCAGAAATGCTGCTGGGTCATCTGTTGATGGTTTCTCATCTACAGCACAAGCTGGCACAAATCCAGAAGTTCTTAACGACTCACCTGCTGGTACTTACACACAAGGTACTGGTATGACTACAGCTGCTGCTGAAGCCCTAGGCGATGCCTCTGGTAATCAGTTTGCTGAAATGGCATTCTCAATTGAGAAATCAACTGTGACTGCTAAGTCAAGAGCTCTTAAAGCAGAATACACTATGGAATTAGCACAAGACTTAAAAGCTATCCACGGTTTAGATGCTGAAACAGAACTTGCTAACATCCTATCTGCTGAAATCTTAGCGGAAATCAATAGAGAAGTTGTTAGAACAATCTATATTAACGCAGAAAAAGGTGCTCCATCAGGCACAGTAACTACTGCTGGTATCTTTGATTTAGATACTGACTCAAACGGTAGATGGTCTGTTGAGAGATTCAAAGGTCTTATGTTCCAATTGGAAAGAGATGCAAACAGAATCGCTCAAAGAACTAGAAGAGGTAAAGGTAACATTATCATTACTTCAGCTGATGTAGCGAGTGCTTTACAAATGGCAGGTGTATTAGACTATACTCCAGCTCTTAACAACAGTCTAAATGTTGATGACACAGGTAATACTTTTGCTGGTGTTCTTAACGGTAGATTTAAAGTGTACATTGATCCATATAGTGCAAACTCAGCGTCTGCTCACTACTATGTAGTAGGCTACAAAGGTACTTCACCTTATGATGCTGGTATGTTCTATTGCCCATATGTACCACTACAAATGGTAAGAGCAGTTGGTCAGGACACTTTCCAACCGAAGATTGGTTTCAAAACTAGATACGGCTTACAAGCAAACCCATTTGCTGAAGCTGGAACTGGTGATGCAGCTGTTATCAACGGTGCTGGTTCTGCTAACTCAAACAGATACTACCAAAGAGTTCAAGTAGCGAACTTGATGTAATATCAGTTTGGTTAATACCAATACTTAAAAAGGGGAGGCGTAAAAACCTCCCCTTTTTTTATGCCTGGCGTTTGGATAAATAGTCCATATGAAAAAGATTTTAATTCAATATCTCTGGTTATTTCTTATAACACTATTCTTATTAGTGGCAGGCTTAACTATACAAAATTTTGAACACTTATGGGACGAAAATAAAAAATTTCAAAAAGAATGGGAAGAGGTAGATAAACAGTTGGAGAAAGAAAAAAATGACAGTAACAAATAGTTATAGTAGGCAACCTACAAAGTTGGATTATGCTTCACCAACACAATTTAAATTTTCTATTATAAAATTACCTAAAGTAGAATACTTTTGTACAGCTGTTAATATACCTGGTTGTTCATTAACATCTTTAGTACAACCTACACCATTCAAAGATAGACCATTACCAGGAAATGATTTAAGTTATGAAGATTTAGTAATGACATTTATGATAGATGAAAATTTAGAAAACTATCAGGAAATACATAATTGGTTAAGAGGCTTAGGTGCGCCTGATGGATACCAAGAATTTTTAGCATTACAACAAGCAGGTAATGATAGATTTCCAGGTTCTACAAATGCAGTATCAAATGAACCAGGAAAAGTTAAATACGGCGCTCCTTCTGAGGGTGCAATTTATTCAGATGCAACATTAACAGTATTATCAAGTAAAAATAATCCAGTTGCAGAATTAAGATTTTTAGGTGTTTATCCTGTATCACTATCTGGATTAAACTACGCACAACAAGAAAACGACATTCAATATTTAACAGCTAGTGTAACATTTAAGTATGATAGATACGACTTTGCGACAGCTGTTGGTGCAGGCACAACTACAATAACACACACCTAAGCCTTTACTTTTTAAAGGTTTTAGTGTATAATGAAGTGAAATATAGGAGTAATTATGGATTTAGAAAAACTACAAGAAATGGCCGATAAAGACTTGGCCATTAATGAAACAGAGCTAGACTTAGAATCCCTTAAAACTCCCCAAATACACAACAAGTATATGAAACACTATACGAAGTTTAAACTTATGTTGACTAAGGCCGAAACTGACCTTGCTCAAATGAAGCGTGATAAATGGGAGTATTATACAGGTAAGGCAGATGCCTCGGTCTATGCAGAAAAACCTTTTGATTTAAAAATACTTAGAACAGATGTTGATAAGTACATTGACGCTGATGAAGAATTAATTAGATTGAAACAAAAAGTACAATATCTCAATGCAGTTATTGATTACTTAGACAGAACACTTAGACAAATCTCAAACAGAACATTTACGATTAAAAATGCCATTGATTGGCGTAAATTTACAAGTGGTGCAATTTAATAATGACATTAACCAGGTATATTGTATTAGAAAAGAAAAACGAAGTCTATTTAACAATAGAAGCTGAAGATAATATTCGTAGAGAATTATCAGAATATTTTACATTTGAAGTGCCTGGTTTTAAATTCATGCCACAATATAGAAATAGAGTGTGGGATGGAAAGATTAGATTATATTCATATCAGACAGGTCAAATCTATGCCGGTTTATATCCATATATTTTAAAGTTTTGTAAAGATAGAGAGATACAAGTTGTCAATGGTACTAAAATATCAGATGTTACTGTTGATGAAAAGGCCGTTGAT